CCATCGGCTTGACTCTGCAATCTCCTCCTTTTTCTGCTTTATGCGCTCTTCAAGGTTCTCGACCTTCTGGCGCATTTCCACTAAGTGCATATTGCGCTCGACAGCCCGGTTGACCCTCTCCATCGCGTCCGCGTCCTCAATGTCCAGGTCGGTCAGTTCACGTAGCGTCCGGCTCAGTTGCTTCAATGCCGCCTGCCGCATAAACGCGCCCTCGCCTAACCTTTCCAATACTCTCACGTAGGGGTCAATAGCCCCTGCCGCCCGTTCCATCTCCTCATTCAGTTTCTTCTGCTCTTCGGCAAGCAGGCGGGTCTCGGCGGAGGTAATGCCGAGCAGGTCAGTGTACTTCTGCCAGTTCGTGATGAGTTCGGCCAACGCCATCACGAGCAGTGGAATACCCAGAGACGCGATTGCACCCTTCAAGACCTTAAAACTGCGGGCAGACCGCGTTACAGCACACTGGGTAGATTTGAACCGCCGGATTAGGGTCTGCATATTCCGGGGCAACAGGCCGCCGAAGATGTCGTTGACCGCGTCAAACCCCTTTTTGATTTTGCCGGAGGTGTCCTCGCCCGTCTTGCCAATATTGCTGACCGCCTTCTCCACCTCTTTGGCCGCCTTCAACGCCTTCGAGTTGTCTGCGGTGTACATGGTTGTCAAAACTGCCTTAGCCATTGCGCCGGGTCATTTTCCATTTCTCGACTACGGATCCGCTCAGGTGGTACAGGCCGTACCAACGGTTGTAGAGTCGGTCGCCATAGTACGTCCTCTTTTTACCCAAGTTGATGCTATGGGAAAGGATGATACCCACACCGTCGATGTACTCACGCATTGAATAGGTATTGGTCGCCGTCTTGGAACTCGTAGACGTCAAGGTCTTGGAACTGGTAGAAAACAGGGGTCGTCGCGACCAGACGAGACGCATCATAGCTTGTCAGGGTAACGTGGATGAACCACTCGATGTTTGTGGTAGACAGACCCGTGCACCGCACCTCAAATTTACTTCCCGCCGTCCCGTCGCTCGCGACAAGGTCAACGGACAAGCCTGACGTGCCGCGAGAATACACCGCGCCACTCGATTTCGTCGTCGACTTGTTGACCGTATTTAACAGGAATGAGTCTTGACCGCTACTGGACTCCCCAATGTTTGACCCACTGGTTTGCACCGCTACCCAGTCAACGATGACGTTGACGCTCTTGTCGTCAGCCACCTCGAACGTCTGGTCACCCATAAAGACGGTCGACGCCTTAGTCGAGGATGCGTCCACAGTCGTCACGGACATATCGAATTGTTCGCGTGTCACTGTGCCAGACAGGACGTCCTGAAACACTTCGCGCTCACTCTCAGCCACGATGCCGTGAGCGTAGGTAGGCGAACCAGCCGTCCCGGTGCGGCGTGGCGTGTCTCCCTGTGAGTCGCGGCGAACAAACGCCGAGCACGTTTCGCGCTCTGAGTTCCACGTCCAACCATACGCCGCACAGCACAGAGCCGTCGGGTCTGCCGGGTTGCCGTTGGCATCAAACCACCGGATTCGACCGTCCGCGCCTATCTCTGCCGTCAGTTCGCAGTCGTACACCGCGCCGTCCGACTCTTTGAGCAGGGTCACATTTGTCAGGCCCTCCTGACCCACGATGTAGTTGTTCAACGAGATGACCCGGTACTGGACGTTCTCGATGTTTACCGACCGCGCAAAGTCGAAACCTTGAATGTCCAGAGGCGTCAGTCGAGCGCGGCATTTGAGCACCCGCGTGTCCTTGCTGTACAGCCGTTGAACGTAGTTGAACCAATACGCCTCTAACAAGCCCTGCGCGGGTGTGCCGATGACCGAGGTGTCGACCAGGTCGGGCGCACTGGCGGCATACTCCAAACTGATGAACGTGCCACTCCCTGCGGCCACCTCGGTAGACGACGTGTGCAACGGCAGGAACCCGGTGACGACTGTGTCATCCAGATACAAGTCTTCGCCACTGAGCACCTGCGGCAGGGTAATGTTCTGGTAGCCGTGACGGTAGCACAGCAATGGCGGGACACTGTCGTACTCCGGATCGTCACGCGTGTAGCCCGACCACAACTCAGAGATAATGATTTCAGACAGCGTGCCGTAACTGTTTTCCAGAGGGATGCCCGTGTTGATGTTGCGGCGGTACGGAACCTGCGACAGGCGCATATACCCAAAGAAGTCGCCGATGACGTGCTCGCCCTCAGCGAAGTCAGACCGCGCCACGTAGGTGTAGTCGCCCTTGTTTAGGCCGAACTGGTTGCGGTAGTACGCGTTCCTGTGGTCAGGGGACTCTGCCTTGCGCAGGTACAAGCGCGATTTCTGATACTCGGTCGGCGGCAACAACTCCATCGGCCCGGTGAAATCGACCTTGTCTGTCCAGTCTGCGGGGTCGCCTGCCTCACTGATGTAGTCGTCGTATGGCACGAACGTGACCTCCTTGGTCTGCTCGTTAACGTCCATCACAAGGTTAAACGTCTCCATCCACCCTTTGAGCCACTTTTCCAGCGGCTCGTCGCCCAACGCCCCAACCATATCGACTTTGCCGAACTGTTGGTTGTACGCGTAGAAGTTGACGTAGGTGACCGTGACGTCAAACGAGGCCGTAGCCTGTGTCGAGATGGCCCAACCGAAGTACCCATTGACGTCGCCCGGCTCGACGATTGGTTGCATCGTGAACGTGATGCCATTGCTACTGCTTGCCGCCTGACCCGCCGCAAACTGGTAGGTGGTGTTGAACCCCTCCAAGCCGAACAACTCAAAGGTCGAGTTCCATTGCCCAGAGAGCGGCAAGGTCTGTTGGATGGTGACCTGCATCACGTATTGACCCGGCAGGTTCGGCTTGAAGTAAACGCCGCCTTGAATGATGTTGTCAGGGTCGTAATTGGGCGCGGTGCTGTCGTCCCACGTAGTGATGAACGTAGTCAGCGTCGTGCCACTGGCAGTAAACGCGATGCCGCTCGTGCTAATGCGGAACCCGTATTCCGCTCTGAGGTTGACCTGTTGCTGTTGCAGGCCAATGATGACGTAGAGAAACTGGTTGTGGACGCTTGTGTCATCCCAGAAATCCGTCGTGCGCGTGTAGCCTGCATACGCGAGCATCTGGTCTATGAGGTACGAGCACTTGACCGCCGGGTGCAAATTCATCGCTGAGAAATTGCCGGGGGCTACCATCGCCTGATTGACAGTTAGCGGCGTCGGGAACGTGTTGTAGCGCGTGTTGTTGCCGTTGTCAGTCAAAGGGTAGTCCACAGTTCCTGCCGGGACGTCAGAGTCAATGTCACTGGGGTTGTTGCCCTGCCAACACCGAATGACGTTGGAAGTGCTAATCGTGTGATCCAGGGGGCAGAACACGTTGCCGTCTACGCGTCGCCAGACATCCTCCCACTTCTTGCCACGCAAGAACGTAAAGATGTCGACGGTGGCGGAGTAGAACCGCGTCTTGTACACCCGCTTGGTCAAGTCCATACTGGTGACCTGAATGATGCCCTCCATCACAATGACGTTGTCGTCGTGCAGGCGAGCCTCGACCCGGCGGTTGATGTCGAACTGACTCTCCTTCAACGACGGCTCGGCTACGTGACCGAAGAAGGCGTTGTTGGTGTCAGTAAACGGCAACTCGAACGTCAGGCTGAATGGCCCCTGCCGTGCCGCAGGCGAACGCAGGTCTTCAATCTGAAAGTTTAGTTCGATGCTTGAATCCTTCGCATCCAACTCTTGGAACAGGCCGTCCCGAAGGGCATACAGTCGCGTCATACTCGGACTTGGTAGGGCTGGTTGGCGTACTGGAACTCGAACTGATACTCAATGAGGTTGTCATAGAGTGCCGTCTTGCGTCGGTGGCTTTTGCCCGTCAGGTGCACAGGGTACATCGCGTTGCTGTTTGACGCCCAAGCCTGTGTCGCGTAGACATCCCGTGAACGGAACAGGCTCTCGACAGCGGAGTTTTGCTCCGGGCGCAACAGGCCCGTGTGCACCGTGAACGTCTCCGCGTAGTCGGACGGCAGACTGTTGTCGCCGCGACTGTCCTTGTCGAAAGAGAAGTTAGTTGTTCCGCCGTTTGCTGTATACCAGTTGCCCCGTGCCGTTCGGAACGTGCTCCGGCTAACGTCCACGCGCTTGTCTACGCGCCCCTCAAAGTTGATGAAGTCCCACCCGCCAAACTCATTGAGCCACATAAACCGAACGGGGGTGTCGGCGGCGCAATCAGTCATTCGCACAAACGTGTGGGTCTGACTCTTAGGCGTAATCCCAATAAAGGACACCGTGTATCGCGTCCATCCGTCATTGACGACTGCCGTAGGGTCTGCATCAGTGCCGCTCGCAAGGGTCGCGAGGCTGTCGGGATAGACAAACGCTCGCAGGACGTGGTCTTCTGGGCTACTGCCCGACGCGTATGTCGAGAGGGTGTAGTCAGTCGTAGACAGGAGCGTGCCATTCGCATAAAGCCGCACGAGCATCTGAGTCGCGCTTGATCCTGTGTTCTGGTCGTAGAGAAAGTCCAGACATCCCCAGTCGCCGTCGCGAACCAGAATGCGAATCGAGTCATCGCCGCTATCAGCAAACTCCCGAATGCCATACGACGTCAACGCCCTGTCTTCTGCTGAGGTCAGGTCTAACGTGCCTGCGCCCGTGGCGTTGTAGCCAGCGGTCGCATTGCCCTCGCCGCGAGTGCCGCCAAAGAAGACTGCCGTTTCGAGTATGGTCGACGCGTTAGCAATGGGCGCGGAGTTGGGCGTTACCGCCTGCTCGCTACCAAAGGTGAAGCGGTACTGGGCGGCGGAGTCGGCATCGCGAATGACGTCGCCCGTGGTGGCCTCCTGCGGAACGCGCTTAGGGATGTACGCCTGCACGATGCGGGAGACGTCCCACACGCCAGACTCAGCACTGTTCTTTGGAATTCGGAATGTGCCGACCTCATCGTAGGACGCGCCGTTCCAGTGCTCGACAACCAGAGTGTACGCGAACTTGTACAAGCCTACACTGGACTCCTTGACGACGTACATCGCCGGGTAGAAGGCAGGCAGGGTAGCCAGAAACGGTTTTTGCGTGACTTGTAGGGCCATTACAGGACGATTTCAATTTTGATTTCGTTCGTGAACTCGTCTGAGTTCATATAGTTCGCCATATCCTTGACGAACCCGAATTGCAGATTGGCCTCGTGTTTCTTGACCATCACCTGCAAGCCGTGTGACAGGTACGGCGTCGGCTCAATACCGTACCGCCAGACGTTGCGCGTGATAGGGAACGTCATCCTGTCGTAGGACATAAACTGCCCCTTGTCGTTGCGCCATTGAAAGCGGCGGTTGCCCAACCACTTGCGGATCCCCTCGAAGATGCTCCCCTTGCCCTTGCCTGACCCAAATTTGAACGGGCTTTGCGGGGCGCGGTTGATGTACGGACGAATAGCCTTGCCCGTCGGGTTGCGAGGCGGGGTGAACGGGCCTGCACCCTGCACGCCGTACTCGACAAAGTCGCCGTACCCCTCGCCCTTCATACCGATGATGGCCGACGTCCCCTTGTCGTCAATCTTGACGTAATACTGAAGGCTTTTAGACAGGTCACCAGAGGCGTTCTTGTCCTCTTGCGCCAGATACCGACGGGCGTACTGCACCCAATCCGCGCCAGCCTTCCGAAGGGCCGCGCCGTAGTGCCGCAGTTCGACCTCGTGCTCCTCGCCGTCCGCACCGACGTAGGTCAGTTTCAGATATGTCGATTCAAGTACGGGCATCAGGTTCCCGGAGTGATGCAGGCATTTAGCGGATTTGGCACTCGGATGGTCAACTGCGTTGTCCACCCTGTCAGCAGGTTGTTAAACCGACTGGTGAAAGGACTGCACTGCACAGGCAGGTCGATGCCGTAGTCGCGGTCAACGTCAAAGTTGGTCACGTCAACCTCCGAGTTGTCAAGCAAGGCGATAACGTCTTGCAGGATGAGGAACGTCGAGGTGTAGACCTCATCGAGCGTCGGCAACTGCTCCTCAGTAACCAGGTCGGCGACGATGATGTCATAGTCGAAACTGGTGACGCCCTTCTCGACAGTGGCACTGGTGACCTGCGCATACAGGAACGGAAAGTTGACGACGTCCATCTTGTCGATGTCCATCTCCTCGACGCTGTTCGTGTAGAAGGCGCGAATCTGCTCGTGGGCAATCGCAATGGTGTCGAACTGGTCGTTGATGTCTGATACGCTTCTCATTCCACTTTGAGGTTGTCCTGAACCCGAAGGTCTTGTTCGTAGGCAAGAAAGGTAAGGACGTGGTCTACGGTCAGTTCCGTGACCGCAGTGATTTTTAGAACATCCCCATTAGACAGGTGATACAGGGTCTGATACCAACCCCACTTCTTGCCTATGTCCGACTCTCCCGCTCCGCCTTCAAATAGCTGATTGTATCGTTCGCTAACCTCTTGCCGATACGAGAAAAAAAAAGCATCGCGCCCATCGCCGCAGACATAGGGGCCTCCTTCATCTCCGCGACCTTCGTCTCACTCGGTTGGTACGCCTCGATGTCATATAGGTCGCCGACCGACCTCGTCACGCGTCGGTACATCACTGCCATCGACCGTTCAAGCATCGCGTAGAACCCCTGCTTCGCGAACGTCTCCAAGTCAATCATCTCGCCCAGTGTCAGTTTCGACCAGTCCGGCACGAACCCGAACTCCGCTCCGTGCAAGTGGAACCGAGGCACGACGGGGTGCGTCTGTTGCTCGTCTGGATTCAACAACCATTGCAGGTGACCGACCACCTTCATCACGTCGTCCTCAGACAGGAGGCGTATCTGCTCCTCGGTAAGGTCGCAGGTGATGCGGATGCAGGCGAGCGCACGATCCATCTCATCGCCTTTTGCCGTCCACGCGTCATTGAGCCGCTTCAACTGGTCGACCGTAATCTCGTCGTAGGATTCAGGAACAAGGATTTTCATTGGACAAAGTATTGACCTGTCTTCAGGAGCAGTTTGTTGAGGCAGACGTAGCGCACGCTATCGACGGCGTGGTTCCAGTCGTCGACGGGGTCATTGAGCATCCTTCCGTTGCGGTCGGTCTTCCATTTGTAGTTGCGGAACTCCTTCTGGGTGTTCACTGCCGTCTCTCGGATGTGCAACTTGTACCGTCGCATCGCGTCTATGCCGATGCGAACACTGTCTGGCCCCTTCCGCGCTGGTTTGATGTTAAACCCCTCGCGGTGCACCTCGTCGATGGACTTCGGCTCTGCGGAGTCAGCGATGATTTCGTCGGTGCGGGTAATGCCCAACTCACGCAGGCGGGCGGCGATGTCGGGGTTCGTCAGTCCGCCTGAGTAGACCAACTCGTCG